ATGCTCCTGGGCTATGCCGCAGTCATTGGCACGGGCCTGAACAACATCGACGTTCCGAAGATGGGGATACAACTTGGCGTCGGCAAGCAAGGTTTCCGATGTATCGCCGAAATAAACAACACGGTTGCTTAACTCATGTGATTGTTCGGAGGCCCGCAAGGCAACCGACAGTTCACCATGAGGAGCGCACCTTAACTTAGATCATATAAATTACGTTATATTTGCCGGGGGGCTGCATCGGAGCTTTGCACCTTCGCGCGTTCGGCCCGGGAGCTCTTTGGCAGGTGTGGCTTAAGGCGAGCAGGATGAAGCGATGCGAGGCCGTGAGCACAAGCGGGTCCGGCTGACGTCTTGCTCGAAGCGAGACGGTTAAGCCCGTGATGCTGATATAACCCCGAGCGGAGAAGGTTGTCCGGACCAGGATTTGCCAGGCCGCCCGTTGCGGTCAGATCGCTGCGCTCGCGTCCGAACACTAACGCTGAAGCATCGATGCCCCGCGCCAAGGTCTTCGGGAGGCCTTGGATCGTTAACGGCCCTTTAACCTGTGTGGATGCGCTCCGAGTAGACGCCCATGATCATGCCTCCGCCTGTCGCAGGAGGTCTCCATGAGCAACCTCAACAGTCGCACGTCACGGGCGCAGATCGACATAGGGTCAGATTTGCCGGGCGACGTGCAAGACCAACTCGACGAGTTGGATCGTCGTTCTGCCCTCGAATGCAAAGCTGTCCTGGTTGGCTGGCAGGGCCCGAGTGCTGCGCGAGCGCGGCTGATCGACGAGGTGGAGGCACGCTATCGGAAGCACAAGGCAAGCGTGATGCGCCAATTGTCCGATCGGGTTGGACGATCATCACGAGCCAACTCTTAGCCTCCTGAGGGGCTCCTGGCGCCGTCACCATCGCGGCGTCCTTGCTGTACCGTCGTGGCATGACACAAGCGGCCGGAACGGCGATCACACTTTGTCGATGAGGTATTGCGGGGCACCCACGCCCGTTCGGCCAGCCGGTGCGCTTCGCGCACAACGAGCACGAGTGGCCACCATGCTCCGAGCCGCGAATATCGACGCCGGATCAGCCTCCGTTGGCGACGGGACTGCGGGAGCATGGCGGAACGACGCCACCTCGCTCCCATACCTCCCGACCGTAAGGCGCGAGCGACTGTTACGGGGAGCTAGGCCTAGACATCCACCTTCTAGAACGAAGTGCTTGTTCTGGCTGGATATAGGGAGGCTTGGCTGGGGCGCCAGGATTCGAACCTGGGAATGGCGGTACCAAAAACCGCTGCCTTACCACTTGGCGACGCCCCAATGCGCCGGAGAGCGCCGATATAGGCGGCGCGCCCGCCCCTGGCAACCGGCTTGTCGGGTGCCTGGGGGACGCAGGGCAGGGGCCCTGTGGACGGCGTTTTGCGGGCGCCCCGCGCCATTGCCTACCATTCCATTTGGTCGCAGCGCGTTTCTACCCTTGCGACCGGGGGGACCCGCCGCTATAAGCCGGTCTCCCGATGACAATCGGCTTCGGAGTGTAGCGCAGTCTGGTAGCGCACCACGTTCGGGACGTGGGGGTCGCAGGTTCAAATCCTGCCACTCCGACCATTCTTTCCCGGTTTTTCAAGGGGTTACGCAGGAGGCTAAACGGCCTCCTTTTTGCTGGGCTGGTTATTGGGCTGGGAATGGCCCTTCTGACGGCCCGTGATTGCGGCTCTGGCGCCCTCGAACTGGCTCTCATGATGGTGGCCATAGGTCCGCTCCAGAGTGGCGAGGGTCATACCGAGATACCCTGACGCCTCCCAGGCGTCGCACCCTGCCTGCATGAGCCAAGTCGCTGCTGTATGGCGTAGCGTGTGCGGCACCACGTCATCCCCAAGCCCAGCAAGCGTCCGAGCCGCACGGAAGGCCTTGTTGATCCGCTGCACTGGCCGCCCCTGCCACTCCACAACCGAAGAGCCTGAGAGCCCAAGCCGCTCCCAGCGACGCAAATGCGCCAAGAGTCGGTCGGGCAGACGAATCGGCGGCTGGCGTTTCTTTGTCTCACGCGAACCGGGTGGCCTTCGGTGAAAGACGCCGCGCTCGGTGTCCACGAACCCTCGCCCGACAGTGGGGCGGATCGCGGCTCCGCACACAGCCCCAGCGCGTGTGCCTGTATACAGCGCCACCAAGATGAAGCGCGCCAGGTGCTGGCCCGTGCGGCGGTCGGTAGTCTGACCCTTCCAGTTCTGGCGCATGCACCATGCCGCCCAGAGGAGCCGAGCAGCTTCCGATCGCGTCAACCACCGTTCACGGGCCTCACCACGGTCGGGCAGGGTGATGCGCGGAGCCTCGGTGACGTACCCTTCCGCGTGGTAGTAGCGGACGGCGGCTCTCAGATCCTCTAGCTCCCGCCGTGCGGCGCCAAGGTTGCCCCGCTTGGTGGCATAGCCTCGGCAAACGGCTCCGGTGAGCTGTGACAGCCGCTTATCGCCCAGGAGGTCTAGAACCCTTCCGAGGCGGGCAAGGGCTTCCTTGGGCCGGGCATGGCGGCTCGCGACCTCTTCGGAATAGATAGCGATCACATGGGCGACCGGAACGCGAGCCGGGTCACGCTTGCGGGAGCGGGCTGCTTCACCTTGGGACGCTTCGAGGATGAACTCCGCGAAGCGTCGCTGAGCCTCTGAAGCTTGTTCCTCGCGTAATCCTGTGCGGATGCGTCGTCCCCTATCTCGGATAACCCAGGCGGCATGTCGGGTAAGACGGCCGTCGGGAGCGTATTCGGCGGGTTCGAGGACAAGGCGGGGGCCGGACGGGCGACGCGGCATAGGGCGATCATCTCCGCAATGGCGTGCAGGGTGACGTACTCCTTCCCCGCCACGAATGAGGTAACGAGCCGCCCACGGTTGCGCTCACGCCGCAAGCCGGAGACGGTCATGGAGCCGTCAGGGAAGGCGATCTGAGCGGCGATGTCCAGCCGAAGGGGGGTGTCGGCAGCAATCTCGTCGCGACGCAAAGCGCGAGTCATCCCAGGCACCTCTCTGTCATCGTGCGGTCGCGGGGCATGGGGCGGTCAGTCTTGGTCATCCCTCCCTCCCGTTCATGGGGAGGGGTGGAAGGGGCGTCTCCGCTGACGCGCGCCGCATCAGAGCGATAACGGGAACAGCAGCGAGCGACGCCCACAGCTTTCCGACCACCTGCCCCGCCATGTAGTCGAGCGAGCCGAAGGCAAGCAGCAGGAAGGCGGCGCTGTCCACGATGGCTCCCGCTATGCCCGACAGAAGCACCGCTGCCGCGAGCCGCCTGCGGTAAAGTGGCTGATAGACGGCAAGGTCTGCCAACTCCGACAGGGCAAAGGCACGATCGATGCGATGACGAGGGCGGGCGGGCTAATGTAGGCCGAGATGCCGGACCCCAAGCAGATCGCTGCGAGCGCAGCCTTGGCCCCTAACTCACGATGAACGATATCCCGCAGGACAAGGGCGAGGCCAATCATCAGCACGCCGCTGGGGGCCATGAGGCCGAACCCAACCGGCACGAGGCACGGCCCATTCGGGACGCAGGTTCCCACATTGCCGATTAGCCAGTTGGCGGCAGGGATGGTGGAGATGAAACCAATAAGGGCAGCAATTCCGATCATGATTTAGCAGCCTCTGTCGTTCGTTTCTTTGTTTGGCCCGAGTGCGCCCCAAATGAAGAACACGATGGCGGCAGAGCCTCCGATCACCGCGAGAGCGATAAAGAGGTCAGCCACTCTGCTTCTCCTGTTGAGCGTCGCCAGTCAGTGACGCAGCCACCCTTGCTACGATCAGGGCTAGTTCATCAGGCGCGAAACACGCTGACATCGGCTGATTGTCTGGGGTGAAGCGGAGGCTTGATAGGTCTAGCTTTGCTCTTGCAAGCGTTTCTCCGACCAACTGCATTGATCCGTTCGCGGCCTTGAGCGCCGCATTCTCAGCACGCAGGATCAGGCTCTCGCGTCTCAATTGCTCAATCTCATCCGCCGCTATCTCCAGAGCATCACGCACCGGCTGAATAGGACTGACCCTCGCGAGGCCCCGCATGTGCTGCGTGTTGCTCACTGTCCACGCTCGGCTTACCCGCTCCGAAGCGGTATCGGGGATGTCGTCACCCATATGCAATCTCCATCTGCTTTAGGCGCGGGTTCCAACGCACCGGGGACTGGCGAGCATCGATGTTGCGTGCCATTCGGTCAGGACAGGTGTTCGAGTCTTTGTAGTTCCGGGCGACGTTCACGCTGTCAGCGGACGCGAACGGGTAGATGTCGCCAGCGAGATTGAGGCCACGCAGCATGTGAAGCCACGGCAGGTAGGCCCCATAGGTCCGAGCGAGGGCGTCGAACACGTCCTCAATCCGACGCCGCCACTCATCGGACCCGACCTGCCAGTACCGGCCCGAGCTGCCGACGCAGATGCGCGGCCACCCGGCGTCGATCAACTCGAACAGGTATTCAACCGGCAGGGCGAGATGCCATACGGGGCCCCTGAGAGCCTTCGGGAATGGCCATTGCGCAACCATGGCCCGTTGCTGCTCTACGGTGCCGTCGATCTCGTCGAGAACGACAGCCCAATGAGGGTGTCCAAGACGGGGTTCGATCCAGGCGAACAACTTTCCTTCGTCGATCTCCAGCCCGCGCGTATGCGCCCCGAACTTGCCGTTATCGAACATACAACTCTGCCCGATCATCATGCAGGTGTCGGCATCGCGTGGGTCGGAGAAGGGCACGCAGAAATGCCGACCAGCCATGCGGTAGAGCATGTCTCGCGGTGACAAGGGGGTCCCGTGATAGTGGATCACGTCATGTCCCCCGTTCGCCGTCAGACGACTCGCTCTGGCCCTTTGTCACCGGATCTGAAGGGGGCGGGCTTGCCACAAGGGCCGAAGCCATAGCCGACGCTTCACGTTCCGTGCGTTCCATGTCCCCATCGACACAGTAGACAGCCGCAACGAGGCGATCCGTGTAGATGCGGAGGTGTGGGTGCTTCTCGCCCTTCGAGTGATATGGCCCGTCAATGCTGACGCCAGCTTCCTTCAGGCCCCTTGTTACCGGAGCCCCTGCGACTGGGGAGAGTGGGTCGGGCCTCAGCCACTGCTCGGGCGTCTCACGCGCGTTCTCCCAGCCGTAGCCGTCGAACTCCTGCCAGCGCCCCTTGATCCCCTTGCGGTACTGCTCGCTACTTGGCTTGTACGCCAGCCACCGGATCGACTGAACAACTGCGATGACGGTCCCATCACGAGGCGCGGTGTCGATGGGCTGAGCGACATATCGCGCGATCTGCGCGGCCTCGGTGAGGGCGGTCACGTCCTGGCCCTGCGGCAGGGAGTTGGTCATCGGGCGAGCTCCGAGAATGAAGCGATCACTGCACGCCCCAACGTTGGCGGACGACTTGTAGATTCTCACCAGTTCGCTCGGCCTCCTGGCGCGCCTCACGGCGCAATACCGTGCGCTTGTTGTGCTCCGCGTAGCGCTCTGGATGGCGGGCTCTGTAGCGCTGCATAGCCGCGCGCTTGGCGTCCTTGTTTATGCGCACGACTGCTGGCTTCTCCCGGCTCTCGTAGGTCCAGAAGCGCTCGCCGCAATCCACGCATTCACGCCGGCGACGCAGCACGGAGCGCTTGAACGGGCGCACGTCCACAACGCGCGTATCAGCCTGGCACTCAGGGCAGTTCATCGCCGACGCTTCACATCGTCGAGGTCGTGAGCGTCGGGATAGTCGCCCCAAGGCTCTAGGTCACGAGGCGATGGCTCAGGCCTCGGTCGTGTGAAGTACCCGAAGGCGAGCACAAGACCGCCGCAGATGAACGCGCATCCAAATGCAATGAGCCAGGACGTCATGCTGTCCTCCGAAGGAGATCACGCTTGGTGAAACGGCCTTGCGGGCCACGAGGCGGTGGTGCCGGTTCCGGTCGGGCTCGTGCCGCATCGCGGTAAGCAGCGCGGAAGCCTGCCAGCGCCAGGCCATAGATAAACTTGCGGAACTCGCCATGCGTGAAGCGCGGCGTGCCGCGACAGTGCTTCACGAAGAACTTGAAGGGCTCCGGCGGATAGTGGCCCTTCACGCTGTTGCAGGCCTGACAGGCCGTGACGATGTTGATGGACTGTCGAACACGCCTGTCCGCCTCTGTCTTGAAGATCTGCGGGTAAACGTGATCCTTCGTGGCCAGTACGCCGCGATCGGCGAGAGCCTCCGGAGAGCCAGCCGGGTACACGCGCGTGCCACAGTAGTGGCAGACGTCGCCGCGGATTCGGCTCACAGCCCGCTCCACATGATGGCGACGCCCATCAGAATGCCAAAGCAGCCGGCCGCGTAGGTGATGATGGCGAGCTTGACGGTTTCATTGCATGGCATTGGAGCAGCCTCAGTAGGAGAGAGCGAAGGGGAGGGCGGTGTTAGCTCTGGCGATCCGCTCGCGGGCCACAGCCTCGATGCGTTGCTTCAGCGCCTGGTAGTCTTCAGAGCGCGTCTTGAGATGAGCGTCCCGCCCTTCGATCTCTTCGAACACGCGCCAGAGGTACGTGCTCTGGTCTTCCAGGTTCGGTGTGACGGACAAGTGCCAGTCCACCAGAGCAATAAGAGATGACTGCGGCATCAGTGCAGATCCTCACGATGAGGAGCAGCGAGCACGAGGGCGAGAAAGACGCCGAGGCAGGTGAGATGAATGATGAGGAGGCGGGTCATACGAGCCCCTTCTCGATCGCTAGAGGCTCCGGCAGGGTGACGATGACGGTTCCTCGCTCGCCTGGCTCGACTTCGATCTGAGACTTTGGCAGCCACACCGCCTGCTCGCGGTCTGCGTCATCGGAAACGAGGATGGCCCGCTCAGTCTCATGGTGCTGCTGAAGGGTGAGATCGATGAGGTTCGACTTCATGCCGCCCTCTCAAGATCGCTGGAGAACTGAGCCTCTACGTCAGACGACGACGGCTCACGGTCCAGCGTCTCAAGCCCTTCCTCAATCTCCAGGCGCTCAGCTTCGCGCTGCTCTTGGATGAACTGGCGGACGAACGGCATCCCTGGGCGGGTGCCTGTGGTCCGCTGAAGGTCTGTAAGGGTGAGGGGCATGGGGTGCGATCCGGTTTGGACGCTCACTATTCGGAAAAACAGAAAGTTCGTCAATCATAAATGTTGTGAAAATCAGAAATTCCGTTTCCACACATATCCACAGCCTCGCGGCCTCGACTCGTCACGGCTCCTTCTGCATCATAGAACAAAAGCAGAACAAGCGAGGCAACGATGATGGCAGGTCCAGGCCGCTACCAGACGGAGCTAGCCGATGTGGTGCGGTTACGGATCACCTGTGACGACTGCGGGCGGGAGAGGCGGTGGCCGCCTTACAAGGTCAGAGAGGCTGAAAGGGCAGGGGTCCGCACCATCCCGGAACTAGGAAGCCGGGTCATCTGCCCACACTGCCGCGACAGAGGCGCTAGCGGAAGGAACGTGAGCGTCGTTCCAACGCTCAGGAGGGGACCATGAGCACAGTCACCATGTACGGCGTTCAGGCCTTCACCCAGAAGGGCAAGAGCCTCAAGCCGGATGCGCCTCGCATCGTAAGCTCTGAGCGAGCCGCCGTTCGCATGGCAGAGGATCTCGCTCGGACGAGGCCTGGCGTTTACGCCTTCTCGCGATCAGGCGACTCGGAGATGGGCGAGTTCGACGATCCGGTGATCCTGGCCTCTCATGGCGAGATCCCGGCGTCCGATGGCTTCTGACGACAGCTGGCAATCTATCGAGGCGGCGCCGCGGGATCGTACCCCAATTCTGGCTTGTCGATGGAATGGAGAGGCTTGGGAGTACGCGGTCCTCTTCTACAACCGTCACCCAACCTTTCCTTGGCGGAGCTTCGAGATGAGAGCCTACCCAGAAGACTGGCCGGAGTACTGGGCAGAGCTACCGGAGCCGCCGGGGCGCTCAACGTGAGGTGGCTCGCTACTCGGTAGGCCTTTTTCTCTGGATCTTTTCCAGGCGGTTCGAGCACCGCAAATAGAATAAAAAATAGGGATCGGCGATGTCGAGAACGTCTTCACTCCACTCGATGATCTTGGATGAGGGCTCAAGGCTCTCGGCAATTGAATGCATCTGCTCTAGGGCCTGCGATACACCAGACCCGGGAGGGGCGCTCGCTCGCGACAAGCAGACCTCGCGCGTACGCCGGTAGATCTCGTCATAGGGAAAAGACAACAGCGGGGGATCGCTTCGCAATGCGAGTAGCACGCAGCGGTACACGTCACCATTTGAATTATCGAAAAAGTCGTGGCGGTTTCTTTCCTGGCCCCGCGGCTTAGGACCAGAGTGCAACGCGTCAAGCAACGACGAGAAATCGGTCATGGTTGACGTATTCTGCAAAACCCGGCGCAGAACGTTGTCGTCGACCAAGGGGGTCAGAGTTCTGTCACGCGTTTCCTCAACGCCTACTTCTCGGCAAAACTGTAGGCACACCGATTGCATCAGCTGAGGCGAGCCGAAACAATCCTTTGCGAAACGTTCCACAATCTCATGGTCAACGCTGATATTGAGCGCGGAAAAACCGAGATCTGCAATTTCGCGGGTTTCGTCATTGGTCCAATATTCGAAGTCGATGGCCTGAACTCGGCCGCGCAGCTCGGGGTTACTTCGCACCACGTCGTCTGATCGATGTGGAACAGAAGCAGTGCAGATCCGAACGCCCTTTTCGGCCGCCTCTTTTATCTGCCGCGCTACGTCCTGCTGGACCTCACGCGGCATGTAATGGAAGTCGTCGATGAACACAACGAAGTCGCGCGGACCACTTGGTCGAGCCCCTGACGAGTCGTGCGGCTCGACGTTTCCGATGTACCCGAGAGGCCGGCCCGCATCGTCCCTTGCACACTTCCCTCGGCGATAAAGGGAATGCCGGTTTTACCACTAGCTGACCCTGCAAGATCCCCGGTCAACGTCCTCGCAGATTTACTTGTTACCTCGCTGGGCGATTCCATCCAGTTTAGGATACGATCCCAAAGCTCACTTGGGCTCTTGATGGCACCACCTGAGACCTGGATCAGGTTATCTTTCGGGATGACCTTGTTGATCAGCACGGTCTTGCCAGACTTCGATGGGCCCGACAGCGAAATGATCAAGCCAGGCGTCTTGAGCGCCTGCCTAAGCTGTGTCTCTAGGTCGTTTTCCTGTCTGTAGACGTACGTCACGGTCGGCACATCGTAAGGGACAAAGACCTCAGTAGATTCATATTTCATTGTAACGCCCCGACTGCCTGCAGAGTACCAAAATTGCATTCAACATTAAGATGCGCCTAACCGGCTGCGCTCTGACCCACTTAGCAAGCTATTCATCTGGTCCCTGCTCTGGCTCGTCACCGATTAGATGATACTGCTTCCGTAGCGCATCGACGGCGAAGAGCACCCGCCGGTTGCACTCGTAGCTGACGAGAGTGCCGGTTCGGCTGCGCGGCACCGCGGGCCATCCGCCAGACGCACTCCTTTCCTTCGCAGGCACGATGTCCACCGTGTGTAACGTTGCACACGCCTGCTCCTGACGAACCCTGTCCATCACAAGGGCTCGGAGCTGCATTGCCGTGAGCCCCGTCGTTTCCATCACCTCATCCCCTGCTCTGAGAGTGCGGGCTCAGGACATAAAGCCCTTAACTGCACGCCTCGAACCCGTTCCGCATCTCTCTAGCGGCTACCAAGTAGTTCCGCAGTGCGCTAGCGAGCTGCTGCCGTGCGTCTTCATGACGACTAAGGACCTGCCCGAGGCGGGCACCAAACGTTTGTTGCATCTTAGGCGCGTGCTGGCCCACACTTTCTACCGCCGCAAGCATCGTGGACGTGGGTCCCACGAGGTTCCCTGTGGCCTTGGCCATAGTTTGACAGTCAGTCGCCGTCTGGGCCTGAGCCCCCGTGAGACACAGTACCAGTGCGGCGCTTGTAATCTTGAGCTTCATATCATCCTCCTTGAACAGGCGGATGATAACCGCGACCCACACGCGAGCTAGTATATCTTACGATAAGATACGAGGCGGACAGTATGGCGAGCTCATCCCCTGGTCTCAGACCGCGGGAGCTGTTCGCCTGCCGGCGACCCAGCAGAACCTTAGCCCGCCATATCCAGGAGAGCGGCCAGAATTGCTTGAGACTAGCGACAGTGAGCTTACAAGCTATTGTCGGCGAGGACGCTCAGCGCCGCCGATCAGCGGCTGCTGCTCCAGCCCTGGCCCCTGCCGATCTACCCGCATCGCGGCCCGCGTCTTCGCCAGCGTCGCGGCCTGCGCGGCGACCTTCCTGGCGGCCTGCCTGAGCACCCTCACGCTCAGCAATCTCGCCGATCAGAGCACCAAGAGCCGTCCCGTCCCCAATAGCGCCAGCAGTGCGGGCGCCCACGGTCGGCGGTGACCCCGGAGGGATAGGGATTTGCGTACATCCCCGCTCGCACAAATACATGCGGTCTGTCTGAGCGTTGGCCAGGCTCCGCACCCGGATATGTGAACGGATGGCGGGCGGGTTGTCGCGGAGGTCGTTGGGGGACACAACCTGGATGACGATGCGATCCGTTTCAGTGCCTTTCTCGTCATAGACTGTCAGCATCGTGATGCCGACTGCCTGTCCATTCACGACAACGCCGCCGTTGGCGGAAATAATCGTGGCATCCGCAATCGCTGGATCGGCTACGTTGATGGCTTTGATAGACCTTCCAGGGAACAGCGACTTGGCGAATCCGGTCGGAATTTCGACTATAGGGGCGTCGTCGTTCGCTTTCATTTCCCGGAGAACTACAGACCGGCCATTAATCCATCCGGTTCCCTGCGCTAAAGCTGGAGCCGTGGCGCAGATTGCGGCGACCAGCGCAAGAGTTGGCCTAATCATCGCCGGTCTCCGTTCTGTGGTGCAAGCAACGGGGCTTGAGTGGCAACATTCCCGTTTGGTGTCGAAACGATAAGCTGCGCAGGAGGCGCTTTGTAGAGGCAGAATGGGCCGCAGGCCAATTCTTGCACGAAGCCCGGTGTAATCTTGATGACTGAGCGCGGCGCGCGGGGCGAGGCAGGCGGCGGCTCCGGCGATCCAACTAGAATGTCACGACGGAGTATTTCTCTGCCTTCTTCGTCATACAAGATCAGGTTCGTGCTGCCGTCCACCTTTGGGGTGACGACAACTAGCTGATCAGTGATGGCGTTGGCCGATACGACCAGAGGATTGCCAACGACAATTGCACGCGCGCCACGGTCTGTACTGATGGCTTCTGCGCGACCTACTTCCAAGGTCAACTGCTGCGCCGAAGCTGCCGTTGAGACGGCCACAGCCGCAATCGCGAGAGTGATCTGTTTCATAGATTGACAGAGCCTAAACTGAACGGCCTAGCCTAAATGGCCACGCTGAGCACGGTAGTGCATAATCGACACACCGAACATCGATCTTACGATAGATGCAATTACCTAAGGTTTGGTGAAACCTGCACCGATCCTTCCCACAGGAGGCGGCGCTGTTTGTCGAGCATCCTTATCACCGCTCCGCCCGGCTTTAGCCCTCTGATCTTGACGATACGTGGTCCATCAAAATCGACCGCGACCACCTCCGGCGCGTCCACCTGCACGGAATTGACGTCGCCGCTGACCTCTAGATGCTCGTAATGGCCTGCGTTGACCTGCACGTCGGACGAAGCTGTGGCCCCGGGCGCGAATGCGGCACAAAGAAGTATAGCTAGCTTCATGACCCCTCGACCTCAAAGCCCCAGCAGCTCGGCATAGGGGATGACGCGATGGCACGCTTTCACCCGGTTTCGGGGAAAGGTCAGCTCCTTCTCCGGGTTGAACTGCTTGACCAGATAGCGCTCTGAGTTCCGGTCAACGAGGCGCTTGATGAAGCATTGGCCCGGTTCGCCGTCCACTTCCGGATGAAGCTCGATCACCACGTAGTCGCCCCGGACCGGGTTGCGCTTCGGATCAACGTAGACTCGCTCCCCCTCCTCATACTTAGGCTCCATACTCTGACCAGTGACGTAGATCGCGTAGATGTCCTCCCGGTGCGCAGGGATGCCAGGAGGACGAGGGGCGAACTCGATAGTTTCACCATTGAACCGGAAGTCGCCTTCGTCCTCGTTGCCACCGAGAGTGGTTCCAAGAACCCGGACGTTCCTCGGACCGCGAAAGTCTCCAAGATCTACGTTAGGCTGTTCCTCGGGAACCAGGGCATTCGGACCCGGCTGTTCGTCTGAGGGAACGGCACCTGGGGGCAGCACTTCGAGGTAAGCCGCGACGACCGCAACTTCTCGCGCCTTCAACTCGCGCTCTCCCTTCAGGAGCGCGGTGACAGCCGAGGGGGCTCGGCCCAGCGCCTTGGCTAGGCCGCTCTGCGTTTTTCCAGGCTTAGCAAGGCCCGCTCTTATCCAATCGACCTGATCCATTCCGTCATTTTCTGCGGAACAGAAAAGCACGCTATTACGATTACCCGAAAAAACGCTTGACGCGTCATTCTGAAAATCAGAATATGCAGGCATGGAACCTGCTCGCACCATCATCGATCGTCTCGGCGGTGAAGCCGAGGTCGCTCGCATCACAAACACCGCCTACACGGCACCCTACCGCTGGCAGCACCCACGCGAGAAGGGCGGCACAGGCGGGGTGATCCCCCAGAAGCATCACAGGGTACTCCTCGAGTATGCCCGTGAAAAGCGCATCCGCCTCCGCGCCGAAGAGTTCCTGCCTATGCCCGCCCCGTCCGAACAGAATGTGGCGTGATGCGCACGCGCTTCCGCCTCCGCCTGTGCTCGCGCGGCTATCTCTGGTTCTGCACCCAGGACGGATGGATCCGCCTCCTGCCGTGCTCTCCGCTCGTCTCTCAAGGCGCCACGATGCCGGGAGACGCGTCCACCGTCACCCATAATCCGAATGAGAACAGCTTATGAACGCTGACGCCGGTCGCACGCCTCCATTCTCCACCTTCAAGGCCGCGTGGCGGCAGCTGATCGACGCAGTTGGCGGCGGTACGCAAGCGGAGCGGTTCACCCGCGTGAACAAGGCACGCCTGTCGAACTACGGCCAGATCCACGAGCCGTCCTTCGCGCCCGCGGACGACCTCTACCGAGTCGAGAAGGCCGTCGTGGACGCCGGCGGCGATCCCGCCTTTCTCATCGCCTACGCCGATGCGCTGGGCTTCGCCGTGGTGCGCAAGGAGACGCTGGCGAATCCGCTGCCCGTGCTCGACACGGCGGCCGTGGAAGCGATCGGCGCCATGGGCCAGATGGCGACGGCTTTCTACGAGGCGGCCCGAGACGGCGTAATCACGCCGCGTGAGGCTGAGGGTCTCGCGGTCGTCGGCCAGAAGGCCGGCGCTGAGATCTGCGAGTTCACCGAGGCCGCCAAGGCGCGCGCAGCGCGGGGCAGCCGATGACCCGGCACACCGTCGACCACTTCGCCATCCGCGATCAGCGGCGTCCTCTCGTGCTGGAACCTGTTGCGCTGCGCATTCCAGATCGGTCGTCTGGTGCCTTTGGTGAGGGGCGGCGCGAGCGTCTCAGCTTTCCTGGCCGGCCGTCCTGTCTGTTCGCCGACACCATCGTCACGGTCGCTCGAGTGCGGGCGGGGGAGGACGCGCAATGATGCCCCGCATCTCGGAAGCCTCCATTCAGGCGGCAGTTCTCCAACATTGGCGTACTCTCGGCTTGCCCGGCACGCTGGTTGCGGCCGTGCCTAATGCACGGGCCTTCGGCCAAGCAGGGTTGACCCGCGGTCTGTTCGATCTCGTGTGCATCGGTCCCCAGATCGGCACAGCATGGATTGAGCTCAAAGCGTCCGACGGCGCGCTTCGGCCCGAGCAGAAGCGGTTTCGGGATCTGCTGATCGCCAACGGTATTCCGTACGCGATCACCTACGGAAGAGAACAGCCCATCCGGGTTCTCGAGGACTGGCGGATTGTCCGCCCCGCGAGCACGACAATTCCCAAGGCCGCGGAGCGGTCGGGATGCGCCGGTGAAGGGGAGGGCGCTGTGTCGTCCTCCCCAGATCCGACCACACGTTCACCGAGAAGGACCGGGGTGTCGACTTAGACCGTCGACGCGGCCGCCATCCGTACTCCGCCCCGGTCCTTCCCGGACCCACAGGAGACGGACCGGCATCATGGAGAGATCATGGCGATCAGTATGGCATCACTTCGCAGGGCACGGGCGGTCGATCCGCCCCGGGTTCTGCTCTACGGGCCTGAAAAGGCCGGCAAGACGACGCTGGCGAGCGAGTTCCCAAAGCCGGTGTTCCCTCAGACGGAGGACGGTGTCGGCAACTTGGAGCTCGACACGTTCGGGAAGCTCACGAGCTTCAACGACGTCATGGGAGCGCTTGGCGCACTTTACGATGAAGCCCATGACTTCGAGACGGTCGTCATCGACAGTATCTCCGCACTGCAGCCGTTGATCTGGGCTGAGACGGGCGAGCGGGGCGACGACAAAGGCAACAAGAAGAAGCGGATCGAGGATTTCGGCTACGGCAAAGGCTACGTCTATGCGCTCGCTGTCTGGCAGGAGCTTCTCGACGGCCTTAACGCCCTTCGGCTCGAGCGACGCATGAACGTGGTCATGATCGCTCACTCGAAGGTGGACCGCTTCGACGATCCCGAGACCGTCTCCTACTCGAAGTACGATATCGATCTGCACGAGAAGGCCCGCGATCTGCTCAAGCGCGACGTCGACCTCATTCTCCTCCTGAAGCCGGACGTCTCGATCAAGAGTGAGGACGCCGGGTTCAATAAGAGCCGGGCCATCGCAACCGGCGGCCGGAACGTCTGGATGCATACAGACAGCCGCCCGGCGTACGTGGCCGGCAACCGCTACGGCATCCCGGAAAAGCTCCAGTACGAGCGTGGGAAAGGCTTCACCACGCTTGCTCCCTTCTTCCCCAACACCGCGCCGGCTGATGCCGCGCAAGCCGCTTGAGGTGATCCATGGCCCATCTTGGTGCAACATTCGACCCGAACGAGATTCCAGACGACGAGCGCGGCTCTTTCGAGCCTCTACCTCCCGGCGACTATCTCCTGCAGGTCGCGGACAGCGAGCTAAAGGACAAGCCGAATGGCGACTGTGGTCTCAACCTCACGCTGGAGGTTGTAGAGGGCGAGTTTCAGGGGCGTAAGCTCTGGGATTATCTCAACATCCGTCATTCCAGCGCAGACGCTCAGCGCATCGCTCAGAGGCGTCTAGCAGACTACTGCCTGGCCACCGGTGCTGGCACGATCCGAGACAGTGAGGAGCTGCACTTCCGACCCTTTATCGGCAAGGTGTCGCGTGAGCCCCGGAAGGACACTGGCGAGCTGAGCAACCGCATCAAGGGCGTGCGCTCGAAGTCCGGCTCTCCTCCGGCGGGCAAGCCTGCTCCTCAGCAGCAGACCGGCGCGCCACCGCCGCGCCAGGCCACAACCGGCGAGCGCCCCTGGAACCGCCGTAGCGCTTAGATAAGCCGGGCGGCCAGGTATAGGTTCCCGGCATCCCCCGGCCGCCCTTCCACCCTCGGACGAGATAAACCCGCTTTGAGCGGGCACGGGGATACCATGCCCGAATTGCCTCCTCCACTCTCCCATACGGTCGCGGCGATAGACCGCGCGATCGTCGAGGCCGCCCGCAATGGGGACAGCCGCGGCGTGCCGATGTCAGCCGCCGTGGGCTCCTGTGACCGTGCCATCTGGTACGCCCTTCGATGGGCCGCTCCTCCCGAGGATCCTTCCGGCCCGCGTCAGCGCCGATTCCGCACCGGCGAGGCTTATGAGGAGTGGCTCCTGCAGGACCTGACAGCCGCAGGGATCACGGTTTGGACCAGGGACGAGGTCACCGATCGGCAGTTCCGTATCGAACTCGCGTCGGGCTGGCTGCGGGGCAAGGTCGACGGCGTGGCGCAGGGCCTGCCGGAAGCCCCAGCGACCGTGCATGTCGTTGAATGCAAGAGCCACAACGAAAAGAGCTTCAAGGAGCTCGTGAAAAAGGGGGTCCGCGAGGCGAAGCCAGAGCACTACGCCCAGTGTCAGCTCTACATGCACGGGCTTGCCCTAACTCGCTGCCTCTACCTTGCGGCCAACAAGAACACCGACGAGATCTATGCTGAGCGCCTGGAATATGACCCAGCGTTCTGCCTGGCGGTTGAGGCCAGGATTGAGCGGATCGTCGGTACCGACCGGGCGCCGGCCCGGGCTCAAGAAGATCCGACGTCCAAGGCGGCCTTCGCCTGCGCCTGGTGCTCGGCCAAGGGGCTCTGTCACGAAGGCAGGTTTGCCCGGACGAACTGCCGGACCTGCCTGCATGCTGAGTTCCGGGACGGTGCCCACGTGCGCTGTGCCCGGCACGATCGCCCGCTGTCCTACGAGGATCAACAGGCCGGTTGCACAGACCACCGCTACCTTCCGGACCTAGTTCCTGGGGAGCAGGTCGACGTCATCGCCGGTGACGTCATCGTTTACCGCCTCACCGACGGTTCGGAATGGCGGGATGGCGATGCTTCGCAGGGGAGGGCGGCATGAGAGACTGGGCTCAGCTCGCCAAGCAAACTCCCCCTGGTTGCGCATATTTCGCAGGAACGGGCCCTGAGGGTCGCACCTGCCGTGAGTGCCTGAAATGGGCGGGGAATGGTGACCCGTCGATGAGAAGGCGGCGCGCCGACGGCGCGCCGCGAGCGCAGGCGTGTTGGAGGTATAGAGAGCTCCGTCGTCAACAAGTCATGCCCGACCCGCTATCGCGGCGTGTTGCTCATGACACGCCAGCCTGTTCGCAATTCGTCGAGGCGCCGAATCCCCAGCCGGTAGAGCGACCGCAGCGCGGGAGGGCAGCATGACCCCCCTCCGCCCCTACCAGCGTGAGGCCATCAACTCCGTTCTATCCTACTGGGCGGAAGGCGGAGGTAACCCGCTTGTCGACATGGCCACAGGCACCGGCAAGAGCGTGGTCATCGCTACCCTGACCCGGGAGCTGCTCTCCACCTGGCCTGACATGCGCGTGCTCATGCTCGTGCACGTGAAGGAGCTGGTGGAGCAGAATGCCAGAGCGCTTCTGAGGACGTGGCCGCAGGCGCCGATCGGCATCAACTCGGCCGGTCTCGGGCGGCGGGACCGCCACTCGGCAATCCTGTTTGCCTCGGTCCAATCCGTGCACCGGATCGGTCGGGAGCTTGGCCCGCGCGACCTCATCCTCATCGATGAAAGCCACCTCGTGCCCCGGGCGGGTGATGGCATGTATCGCCGGCTCCTGGATGACCTCCGCATCGCTGTGCCGGACCTGCGCGTCGCCGGGTTCACAGCCACGCCCTACCGTCTTGACAGCGGCCGGCTCGACGATGGCGACGAACGGCTCTTTTCCGAGGTTGTCTACTCCTACGGAATCGGGCGCGGGATCAGCGATGGCTACCTCTCGCGCCTCGTGTCGAAGGCTACTGCAACGCAGCTAGACGTCTCAGGCGTAGCGAAAAGGGGCGGGGAGTTCGTCGCCGGAGCACTCGAAAGGGCAGTTGACCTGGACTCAACCACGCAGGCCGCGGTCGACGAACTGGTCGGATACGGAGAGCACCGCCGATCTTGGCTCGTCTTTGCTGCCGGTGTCAGTCACGCCATTCACCTCCGGGACGCCATCCGAGCCCGTGGTATCGCCTGCGAGACGGTGACGGGCGAGACACCAGCCGGAGAGCGCGACCGCATTATCCGGGACTTCCGGGATGGTCGGTTGCGCTGCCTCACCAACGCTATGGTGCTCACGACAGGATTTGATGCCCCTAGCGTGGATCTCGTCGCCGTGCTCCGTCCGACCCTGTCACCGGGCCTCTACGTCCAGATCGTGGGGCGTGGGACGCGCTTGGCACCTGGCAAGGAGAACTGCCTGGTTCTAGACTATGCCGGCAACGTGAAGCGGCACGGACCGGTGGACGCGATCGAGATCCGCAAGCCTGGGCCTGGCGGTGGCGTCGCTCCCGTCAAGGAGTGCCCCGAATGTCAATCGATGGTCCACGCCGCGGCTCTGGTGTGCCCTGACTGTGGCCACGACTTCCCTCCTCGTGAGGTCAAGATTGATGCTCAGGCAGACGGCCATCGGCACATTCTGAGTACCGGCACGCCAGCCTGGATCGAAGTCTCGGACGTGCGATTCTTCCCGCACCTGAAGCCGGGATCTCCGACCTCTCTCCGAGTGGAGTACACATGCGGCGTCACGGTGCACAAGCAATGGGTCTGTTTCGAGCATGAGGGCTTCGCACGGTCGAAGGCCCACAGCTGGTGGCGCCGCTTGGGTGGTTTGTCGCCAGCTCCTGCGACCGTCGCGGAGGCTATCGATCGAACCCGTGAACTGTCCTGGCCTGATGAAATCCAGGTGCGGCCGTCGGGCAAGTACTTCGAGATTGTGGGGCTCCGGCATCGTGAAGGGGTGGCCGCATGACCTCCGCCGTCACCCCTGAGCCCTGCTTCATCTGCAAACGCCGGGACAGCGGCTGCGGCCTCGTGAAGGGCCGGCAGTTCCGCTGGTACTGCGACGACTGCGGCACGGAACTCGCCAAGAAAGCCAACGCCATGCCTCAGCGCGCATTCGACTTCGCCGAACAACGAGCCATGCAGGAGGCTGGTGAGAAAGGAGGCGAGTACCTCGACACCATTGGCAAGACAGACCTGGCCGCGCTCGATGAGAACGAGTGGAACGTCTTCCTCATCACGGTGATCCGCTCCTTCGGAGAGGCCATGCGCACTTCGCTCGAAAAGCATGAGGCGCCGTTTTAGCTGTGGCCCAACTCCCCGAGATCTTCGAAGCCGCAGCGCACCAAGTCATGTCCAATTTGGACCTCGCCCTCGACCTCGCGCGGCAGGGTGTGCACGTCTTCCCATGCCAGCCCGATGGGCCAGACGAGAAGAAGCCATGCCCAGGGGTGTTCTGGCGTAACACCTCAACCACTAACGAAACCCGGATCCGGCAATGGTGGGATCGCTGGCCTAATGCTCTACCCGGCCTCGACTTGGCCAAGGCAGGGTTTGTGGTCGTTGACTGCGATCGCAAACCTGGGCAGCCGGATGGCGTGTCTGCATTCCAGGACCTCGCCGCAAGTCATAACGACGAGCTCGAAGGCGTACCCGTTGTGGAGACGGCGAACGGCGGGCAGCATCACTATTTCCGGCAGTGGGCTCAGCACGGCAACGGGAAGGGCGCATTGCCGGCCGGCATCGATGTGCGAGGTCATGGCGGCTACGTCATCGCTCCGGGCGCCACGTTTCTGGATGGCCGGCGCTATGAGCCGATCGAAGGTGACTTCCAGGACGCGAAGGACGCCCCCCACTGGCTGATTGAGATTCTCACAGCGCCAAAGGGCGTGAACGGCCACACGTTCACGAGCGAGCCGGCTCCACCTGTTTCGGATGATCGCAAGCGCTCCTATGGTCAGGCGGCTCTCCAGGAAGAGGCCCAGAGGGTCGCCTCCTGTGCCCACCCCCGCAACATCACCTTAAACGGAGCTGCCTTTGCGTGCGGCCAGCTGGTTGCTGGCGGGTGCCTTAGCGAGCCCGAGGTGCGCTCCGCCCTGGTGAGCGCCGCCCAGGCCTGCGGCCTCGTGAAGGACGACGGGCTGAGATCTGTGCAGGCCACGATTTCATCCGGCCTCAAGGCTGGGGCCCGAGAGCCCCGAGGTCCGCCAGAGGATCCAGGCGAGGTTATTGTGCTCACCTCGCACCGGATCATCGAGGCCCCGGATGGGACCCGAGCTGATGCGGAGACTGGCGAGATCATCCCAGAGCCGGAGCCTGCGGCGATCGTCAGCCATGCCCCGCGGGAGCTCCTACAGGTCCCTGGGATCGTCGGCCTCATCGCGGATTGGATTAGCTCGACCGCTCGCTTCCCTCAGCCGGTGATGTCACTTGCGGCAGCCTTGACGCTCGTGGGAACAGCCGCGGGCCGGCATATCGAGGGACCGTCCGAATCCAGCACGCACCTCTACATCGTCTGCCTGGCTCCGTCTGGGTACGGGAAGAACCATCCCCTAAACCAGATCAAGCGCGTCATGGAAGCGGCTGGGATGCGCCATCACATCGGCCCTGATCAGTTCATGTCCATGCCGGCCGCCATCAACTTCATGATGCGTTCGCCGCTTGCCCTCTGTCCCATGGATGAATTCGGGTCATTCCTGAAGAGGATCAACAACAAGCGGGCCTCAGGCTTCGAAGCAGCCCTGTCTGGAACGCTGCGCCAGGCCTGGGACGCCTTCAAGCTGGTGGTGACCCCAGAGTGGGCAGGAAGAGCCGCAGAGAGGATCGTGGCACCTGCTCTATCGGTTTATGGAGCCTCCAATCCAGAGGAGTTCTATAGCGCCCTGGAGGGCGCGGACGTAACGAACGGCGTCTTGAACCGGTTCCTGATCTTCGATGCTAACGACAAGCCGGAGGAGCGAGAGCCGAAGTTGCAAGCTCGTGCGGTGCCGCCAGAGATCATCAACGGTCTGCGGGCGATCTATTACGCCAGCGGCGAGATGGTCGCGGCCCAGCTTAATCGATCGGACGAGGCGCCACCTACCATTAAGGTCAAGGAAACCCCGGAGGCGCTTGCGATCAGGCGCGCCTTCGCTGCGGACGTTCGGGCCATGAGTGATGCCAATGCGAAGCATCGCCCTTTCTTGGTGCGCACGTCCGAGAATGCCATCCGCCTAGCGACGATCCAGGCCATAGGGCGCGATCCGGTGGCCATGATGGTGAATGCGGACGACATGCGCTGGGCCTGTGAGCTTTCGATGTGGTGCGCCCGCAACATGATCACGGGGGCTGGCCTCTACATCGCCGATAGCGAGACGCAGGCCGTTGCGAACGTGATCCGCCGAGCGATCGTGGGGGCTGGGGGCAGGATCAAGCGTCGGGATCTCATTCGCACAATCGATCATCGATACCGGGCGCGAGACATCGATGAAGGCATCAAAGCCCTCGCTGAGGGGGAAGAGATCCAGATTGAGAAGGTGGATCGGGAGGGCGGTGGACCACCGAGTTACTGGTACACGATAAGACAGTGAAGCGAGGGGACAAATGATGGGACGACCGTCAGAAACAAAGGGACAAACGATCGTTTGTCCCTTTTTCGTTTGTGACAAATGAACGTTTGTCCTCTCATTTGTCCTTAGAAGATAATGATCAAAAAGCTTGCTACATCATACACTTACTTAATATATACATCATTTGTCCCATTTGTCCTTAGTCTCCCTAAAGTATGATTTTCTTGTAATTTTGTTACAAGGTTTTCCCGATACACATACCGCGCGGGAATCCGGGACAAGCGCTCAAAGGAGACTATGGCCGTGCCCAAGACGATGACGAAAGAGCAAACGATCGAGCGCGTTCTCATCCGATGGAAGGAATGGGCTGATGCCAATGTTGGCCGTCTCGGCCGCGGCTATTATGGCAGCGGAACATTAAGCGAGGGCTACGGCGGTGGGTATGAGATCGGCTTCAAGGTACTCGAACGCATCACCGAGCCGCGCGGTGAGTTCGAACGTAAGTTGGAGATGCTCGACGAGCTTCTGCGGTCCATACCCAACGACTGGAGCGCTGAGCACCGCGCTTTGCTGGCGGGCAGCATCATTCGCTACATGGCTGAGCTTGACTAACGTGAGTTAGTCTCCAATCTTCCTCTTGCGCATTCCGACCGTGACCGCGGCGACCCACAGAGGCCGCCGTGATGAGCAACAAGCAGAAGCAGAAGAAGAACCGGCGCCAGACGCGCCTGCAGCGCTATGAGTCGCAGGTCACCCCGACGCACTACGTGCGCATCATGCGCATCCCTTTGCAGATCGACGCCTCCCTGAAGCTGTTCGTGATCCGCACAGCCTCAGGCCGGGAGCGTAAGGTGCACCGTGATCTGGAGCGTGCCGGATTTACGGTCTACCTGCCCATCAACGTCGTCATGGCCATCCGCCGCGGGAAGGCAACCGAGGTGCTCCAGCGCCCGGCCGCCGGATACCTGTTCGTGGGCTTCCCTGAGGGTGTGAGCGGCCGTGAGGCGCTCTGGCGCTACCATGACGAGACGGTCGCAGCCGCGGCGCCGGTGAGTTTCCGGACCAACACGGGCGACATGGCCGTCCACGAGCCCAGGATTGGCCAGGAGCGACCGTTCTTCCGAGTCATGGGCCCGTTCAAGGCCGAGAGCCTGCAGCGGTTCGTGGACAGCCTGGATCCGGAGCCCGTAGCCGTCCTCTGGGAAGGCGATACCCCGGTCGCGAAATTCCCGGCCATCATCGCCGATCTTGTCGACGGCGAGGTCCTAGGGCTTGTGGATATCGGCGCGCTGCTCGAGATGCAGGAGGCAGCCTAGACTTGAAATCATTCTCAGCTTCGAGTATTTCTTCAGGCAGGGATAAGTTGGTGCGCGTGATCACCCGTACAGGGTTGCATCTCCCCAACGCCCGGCCCACGGCAGCACCGAGGCTGAATGGTTTTCTATGCCCGCGCACAGCGGGCATTTTTGTTATGGGCCTGCTGATCTTCCGCCGCATGCTTCTCCTCACCCTCAGGGAGAACCTGGCGGAACTCCACCTTAGCGAAGCCACACGCGACGCGCTCTACCTGTCCGCCGCTATGGATGAGAGCGACCGTCGTCGCGAACTGCTGTTGGCGTGAGATAGAAACAAAGCGGCCGCGCGGACGAAAGCTCGCGCGGCCTGCCCAAGGACAGGTTAGGGGAGGATGCTGCGAAGGAGGGAGCGCCCTGAACCGAACGACTCCAAGGCCTGTCGATCGAGTTGCTTGTCGAGGAATCGATCAAGAGGGGAGGGATCGGTGGCTGTTGGCCGATCCGATGCTGGCCTCGCCGGTTTGGACGGGGCCTTAGCAGGATCGCCGTCTTTTGGAAGGTAGAGGCCTACGATCACTTGATGGACGTCCGAGCGCTTCGCTTCTGCTGTGAAGGCCGCACTATCAAGTTCGAGCGATCGGTTGCCTGGAGCTAGGGTGACTTTTGGATTGATCGATCCCTGCCAGATCGTAGTGAACTTCAGTGTATCTGCGAATAGCGCTGCGTCAGCGCCTTTCTGGGTCAGCTTTTGGAGTTCGTTTAAGTTCAGGAAGGTCGCGATGACCTCTGCAGTGCCAATCCTACCGGTGATTGGATACACATAGTTGGGCGCGCGCGAGACGTTGGAGCATCTCAGGTGTTTGTCTTCCAAGATGGAGTCGAACGTGTCTTTGACGCGGAAGACCCGCTGATTCTCTCGTGATCGATCATTCCCGGCTTTGATCGACAAGAAGTTGAAACCTGTGCCGAGTGCCTTGAGGCCGATGTCGGTAGAAAGCTTGTTGTCCTCGCTGATGGTGAAGGTGAAATCGTGAGCGATCTCGGCTCCGTCGTATCGAGCGATGAGCTCGCGCGTTGTTGGTGAGAAACGCTCTAATGGGATCTGCCGCCATTCCTTCACGTTATGTTCAAGGAAGTCAGCCCACTTCTTCTTGACGTCTGCATCGGCCTTTTTGTCGTTCAACAGGAGGGCTTGTGCCTGTTCTTTGATGGCATGTCGTGCCTCACATCGGATTGCGAGTACGATTTCGAAGGTATTGATACCTCCCGTGACTTGTTCTGGGAGAGGATGGATGGCGCAACCGGAAACTAAGGCCGCGCCAATGCCGGCCACAAGCGTTCGACAATACGACATGAATGTTGCCCCCCTCCGGCTCTCCGACCTTCCCCAAGGTCGAGCCGTGGGGCACAGCCTCGCAGACCACGTCGGGTTCGTCTGTTGCCGGGATGCAACTTCTAGGAAGATTTAGCTTGGCTGCGACGTGAAATAGAGGGCATGTGGCTTGCGCCGTTCTTCCCGTTCTTCCCGTGACCCATCCCTCACCGCGCAGGTGATCGGTACCGTGATCCTGGTTGGCATCGCTGCGGCCCTGTTCGGTTTAGGCGTCCAGATCCTTGGTGGATGGTAGAGCGTGGGTCTCAAGACCATCGCTCCTCGCATCGCCACTCTCGACCCTCGCAGAGCCAAGCCTCCGCCCAAGACGGCCGATGCCTACTACACCACCCCTGAGCATCGTGCCTGGTCAGCCCTGGTCATCAAGAGGGCAGGAGGCCGGTGCCAATGGGTCGAGAACGGTATCCGCTGCACCAAGGCCTATCCTCATCACCGCATGCTCGCTGACCACATCGTCGAGGTGAAGGATGGCGGTGCACTCCTCGATCCCGCCAACGGTCAATGCCTCTGCGTCCAGCACAACACCCGCAAGGGGCTGAAGGCGAGGGCGGCGAGGCGATAGGGGGGCGGGTCGAAAGTCCAGGGGCGGTAGGGGGCCTAACCGCCTGGGGTCTCATTTGCAGATTTTTGCTAACCCCGCTGGCGTGCCTGCCCTTCGGTCCCGCAGCCCTCACGGCGCGTTTCGTTTCAATTCAAGCACCGCGGTAGCCACTTCATCCGGCGCCCGTCTGCGAGGCTCAGACAGCCATTTCCAGTCATGTCACTCACCGAAAAACGTCGTCGCTTCGTCGAAGAGTATCTGAAGGACCTGAACGGCACGCAGGCCGCGATCCGCGCTGGCTATGCGCCGGGGTCAGCCAAGGTCGAGGGTTCCCGCCTCTTGGCCGATGCTAACGTGCGCCAAGCCATCCAGGACGCCTCCCGCATCCGGGCTCAAAGGGTAGCGGACCGGCATGACGTCACCGTTGATCGGGTGGTGTTGGAGCTTGCTAAGATCGGCTTCTCTGACATCCGGAAGGTGGTCGAGTGGTCCGGCGCCGAACTGGCTGATGAGAAGGATGGGCACGACGGCGAGGGCGGCGATCCGGTCGTTGTGATCCGGGCCGCGAACTTTGTGAAGCTCGTCGGCAGCGATGTGGTCGATGACGCCACGCCCGCGGCGATCTCCGAGATCTCGCAGACGAAAGACGGTGCCCTGAAGGTGAAGATGCACAACAAGCAGGCCGCCCTGGTGAATCTGCTCCGGCACCTGACTGCGCCCTTGCAGCCGCCGGCGGAGGATGATGACGCTCAAGGTCCGCGGCCGAAGCCCCATACCGACAGCTGGGACGGCTTGCTGCAGTAATGGCCTGGTCTCTCGCCTGCCCTGACTGGCAGGAGCGTCTACGGACGGGACGGTCCCTGGTCCCGCCGCTGCCGCTCGACAAGGTGGAGGCTGACCGGGCGGTCGCGATCTTTAACCGGTTGCGGCTGCCCGATGTGCCTGGACAGCCGGCACTAGCGGAGGCGGGCGGCGAGTGGTTCCGCGACATCGTGCGGGCCCTGTTCGGGTCACTGGATGCCAAGGGCAAGCGCCAGATCGAAGAGCTCTTCGTCCTGGTGCCGAAGAAGAACTCGAAGACGACCAACGGCGCGGCTCTGATGCTGACCGCGCTGCTGCTGAACCGGCGGCCACGGGCTGAGTTCCTGCTGGTCGCGCCGACGCAGAAGATCACGGAGCTAGCCTTCAACCAGGTGATCGGGATGATTGAAGCCGATCCGGTCCTCAACGACCGCATCCATATTCAGGCCCACCTCAAGCGTGTCACGGTCCGCAAGGGGCCAGGGAAGGGCGCCTTTCTGGAGGTGAAGTCCTTCGATCCGAAGATCGTCACCGGCTCTAAGGCCGCAGGCGTGCTGGTCGACGAGCTCCACACCGTGCCGCAGAGCGATGCGGACCGGGTGATCGGACAGCTCAAGGGAGGCCTTATCTCCCAGCCTGAGGCCTTTATGGCCTACATCACGACGCAGTCCGAGAGGCCGCCGTCTGGCGTGTTCAAGGCGAAGCTGGAGCAGGCGAGGGGTGTTCGGGACGGAACGCGCGAGGGGGCCATGCTCCCGGTGCTCTATGAGTTTCCGCAGGGGGTCGATTGGAGGGATCCGGCGAACTGGTGGATGGTCACTCCGAACCGGGGCCTCTCGATCACAACCGAACGCCTGGTCCCGGACTACGAGGTCGCAGTTCAGTCCGGCGAGGAAGAACTCCGCCGCTGGGCGTCGCAGCATCTCAACATCGAGATCGGCCTGGCGCTGCGCTCCGACCGCTGGGCCGGCGCCGGCTTCTGGGAGGGGCGGGGCGATTCTGGCCTGACACTGGAGGAGGTCCTCCAGCGCTCCGAATGCGTCGTGGTCGGTATCGACGGTGGCGGCCTCGACGATCTCTTCGGCATGGCGGTGCTGGGCCGCGAGCGGGAGACCAAGAACTGGCTCCTGTGGTCGCATGCCTGGGCTCACAAGGGCGTCTTGGAGCGACGCAAGAGCATTGCGGCGCGCCTGACCGACTTCGAGCGCGACGGGGATCTGACCATCGTCGATGACGAGCTCGGCGACATTTCGGACATCGTCGAGATCATCCATGGCATCAATGAGCAAGGGCTCCTGGCCTGCGTGGCCGTGGATCCAGCTGGCCTGGGTGAGCTGATCGATGCCCTGGCCGAGATCGGCATCACCCAAGAGGGCAAGCAGGTGATCGGCGCGCCCCAGGGTTACGCCATGATGAACGCGATCAAGACGGCTGAGCGCAAGCTGGCCAACGGCACGCTGGTGCACGGGGGCTCACCTCTGATGGCATGGTGTGTTGGCAACCTGAAGATTGAGCCGACGGCAACCGCAATCCGAGCGACGAAGCAAAACGCGGGCGATGCCAAGATCGATCCTGTCATGGCGCTGTTCGACGCTGTGACCGTCATGGCGCTGAACCCGGAAGCCAAGAAGGCGCCGGCCTTCCAGATGTACGTCTTCGGCTGACGAAGGAACACTCACATGAATAGGGCCTATGCGGTCCTCCACGTGAAAGCCGTGGAGGACGACGAGCGCGTGATCAGGGGTACGGCCACGACCCCCAGCCCCGATCGCGTCGGTGACATCGTTGACCCGCTTGGCGTCAGCTTCAAGAACCCGTTGCCACTCCTGCATCAGCACGACAGCGACAAGCCTGTCGGCACGGTGACGTTCGACAAGCCGACAAAGGATGGCATCACGTTCGAAGCCAGGCTGCCGAAGATTCTGGAGCCGGGGCCACTCAAGGACCGCGTCGACACCGCCTGGGGCGAGATCAAGGCCGGCCTGGTCCGGGCGGTCTCCATCGGCTTCCGCGCTCTCGAATACGCCTTTCTGGACGGTGGTGGCATCCGGTTCGTTGAGCCCGAAGTGCTCGAGCTGTCCCTGGTCTCCGTGCCGGCCAACGCCGATGCGGTGATCTCCACCATCAAGTCGATCGATCGCCCTCTGCTCGCCGCGACAGGCAAGGAGCCGAAGGCGGCCGATCGGCCTGTTCCTCCCGGCGCTGCGGGAAAGTCCACCAAACCCGTGAACTTGCGCCCCAAGGAGGGCACAACCATGAAGCCGATTGCAGAGCAGATCACTGCTCTTGAAGCCAAGCGTGCTGCGAATGCCGCCCGCATGGAAGAGGTGATGCAGAAGAGCATCGACGAAGGGCGTTCGACCGACGCTGCCGAACAGGAGGAGTTCGATACGCTCTCCCAGGAGATCGAGGCCATCGACGGCGATCTGAAGCGCTTGCGGGCCTTAGAGAAGGCAAAGGTCACGAACGCAAAGCCGGTGAACGGTGTGAAGACCGCCGAAACGGGAACTGCGGCCCGTTCTGGTGTCATCATCAAGGCTCCGAAGCCGGAGCCTGGTATCCGCTTCGCCCGTTATGCCCGCTGCCTCGGTCTCGCCCGCAAGCAGGGACGCGATGTGCTGAGCATCGCGGAAGAGCAGTACGGTACCCGTGACCCCGATCTTATCGGCGTGGTGAAGGCGGCGGTGACCGCCATCAATACCACCACGGATGCGGCCCTCATCGGCAACGAAGGGGGCTTCGCTGACTTCGTGGAGTACCTCCGGCCCATGACCATCGTGGGCCGCTTTGGCCAGGGCGGCTTGCCTGGCCTGCGCCGCGTCCCGTTCCGGGTGCCTCTCATCCGCCAGACGGGTGGCGCCACCGGCTACTGGGTGGGTGAGGGCAAGGCGAAGCCCCTGACCAAGCCGGCCTGGGGCCGCACCGAACTTGGCCCGCTGAAGGCTGCCAACATCGCCGTGGCCACGATGGAGGTCCTGCGGGACAGCTCTCCCTCTGCCGAGACGCTGCTTCGGGACGATCTCGCCGCGGCCATTGCGGCTGCGATCGACACGGCCTTCATCGATCCTGCCAATGCCGGCACCGCTGGCGTGAAGCCGGCCTCGATCACGAACGGCATCACCGCAATCGCATCGACCGGCAACGATGCGGCTGCGATCCGGGAAGATGCTCGTCTTGCGATGGCGGCGTTCGTGGCAGCGAACAACCCGCTGTCCTCCGGCGGCTGGATCATGTCCGCGACCCGGGCTCTTGCCCTGTCGGTCATGCGCACCGCCCTGGATCAGCCGGAGTTCCCGGGCCTGACCATGAACGGCGGTACCTTCATAGGCCTCCCTGTGATCGTGTCCGAGTATGTGACCGATTACGTGGTGCTCGCCAATGCCGGCGACGTCTGGTTTGCCGACGATGGCGACGTGGCGGTGGATATGTCCACCGAGGCCTCGCTGGAGATGGCCGACAACCCCGCGGGTTCGTCGACCACCCCGACGGCGGCGCAGCTGGTGTCCATGTTCCAGACCAACAGCGTCGCGTTCCGGGCGGAGCGCACGATCAACTGGACCAGGCGCCGCGACACCGGTGTGGCGGTTCTCGACAACGTCGCCTGGGGCGAGCCGGAGACGCCGTAAGCGCGTCGGACTGAATGAGCAAGGTGGCGGGTACTCCCCGCCACCTTTCAGCATGGAGGCATGCCGATGAACAAGACCATGATCGCGAGCCGGCCGATGACCTACGGCACGCGCCGGCTTCAGGCTGGAGACGAGTTCACCGCCTCCAGGCGAGATGCCCGGCTTCTGGCTGCGACGGGACGGGCAAGCCTGGCACAGGCCGGCGATGATCCGCCGATCGCTCCCAAGGAGGAGGGTCAGGCCAGCAAGCTTGCTCCGGAGAAGCCGGATGACGCGAAGGATGCTCCGGATCCAGAGGGCGAGGATTTGAAGGCCCTGCGCGCCGAGTACCAGGAGGTGGTTGGTAAGCGCCCCTTCGCGGGCTGGGATGGGGACATCCTACGCGAGAAGATCGCTGCGGCGCGGGGCTAACCGGTGCGCATCTTCGGTTTCGATATCACGCGGTCCGCCCCAGCCCCTGTTGTCTTGCGTGAGGCTGGGCGCGTTCCGCTGGTCAACAAGGCTCGCGCGCCCGTGTCGTCGCGCGGCGGCTGGTGGCCGCTCGTGCACGAGGCTTATGCCGGAGCCTGGCAGCAGAACGTCGAGGTGCGGTTCGATTCTGTCCTCTCGAACCATGCGGACTTTGCCTGCCGGACGCTGATCGCTTCTGACATCGCGAAGCTGCGGGTGAAGCTGGTTCGTCAGGACAACGACGGCATCTGGAGTGAGACGAAGAACCCGGCCTACTCGCCCGTTCTGCGCAAGCCGAACGACTATCAGAACCGGATCCAGTTCTTCGAAGCCTGGGTCCTGTCGAAGCTCCAGCGCGGCAACGCCTACATCCTGAAGCAGCGGGATAACCGTCAGGTGGTCACACGGCTCTACGTGCTCGACCCGGGACTGGTCACCCCACTGGTGACCGAGACGGGCGAGGTCTACTACGAGCTCAGGGCCGACAACCTCTCGGGCGTCTCAGAGCGGCTCGTTGTGCCGGCGAGCGAGATCATCCACGACCGATTCAACTGCTTCTTCCACCCGCTCGTCGGGTTGTCGCCGATCTTCGCAAGTGGACTGGCCTCGATGCAGGGGCTGGCGATCCAGAATAATTCAACCCGCTTCTTTCAGAACGGCTCTCAGCCAGGAGGCATTCTGACGGCTCCCAACGCGATCTCGGATGAGACTGCTGAGCGACTGAAGGCCTATTGGGAGAACAACTTCTCCGGCCGGAACGCCGGCAAGGTGGCGGTGGTCGGCGACGGCCTCAAGTATGAGGCGCTGACCGCCAAGGCTGTGGACGCGCAACTGATAGAACAGCTGAAGTGGACGGCCGAGGTCGTTTGCAGCTGTTATCACGTCCCGCCCTACAAGATCGGGGTTGGAGCGCTGCCCTCCTACAACAACGTTCAGGCTCTGAACGTCGAGTACTACTCGCAGTGCCTGCAGGTGCTGATCGAGGCCATAGAACTATGCCTGGATGAGGGGCTCGCCACTGGCGAGGGTCTTGGAACGGAGTTCGATACCGAGAACCTGCTGCGCATGGATGGCGTGACCCAGATGGAGATGCTCGACAAGGCGAAGGGCATCATGGCGCCGAACGAACAGCGCAGGCGCTTGGACCTGCCGCCGAAGCCCGGCGGCGATAGTCCCATGCTGCAGCAGCAGAACTTCTCGCTTGAGGCGCTGGCCAAGCGCGATGCGCAGGCGGACCCGTTCGCTAAGTCGCGCTCTGAGGCGCAACCCGCTGATGAGACGCCGGCCAACGACAACGCGATGCGCGAGCAGGCTGCGGCCGCTGTTGCCGAGTTTCAGAAGGGGCTTGCCTAATGTTCGACGGGAAAGCCTTCGGTGCTGCGCTTGTCGACACCGTGAAGGGGTACGTCGAGCGGCAGCTCACGCCTGTTCTCTCCCGTTTAGATGCGGTCGAAAGGCGCGCTCCGGAGAAAGGCGAGCCAGGTTCTCCTGGTCGCGATGGCGTCGACGGCAAGGACGGTGAGCCTGGAGCGGACGGCGCCCCAGGCCAGGACGGCAAGGATGGCGAACCAGGAGCACCCGGCCGGGACGGCGTCAACGGTAAGGACGGTGCACCCGGGTTGGACGGCAAGGACGGCGCTCCGGGCGAGCGTGGCGTCGATGGCGCTCCTGGTCGCGATGGAATCGACGGGAAGGATGGTTCCCCTGGCAGAGACGGTGTCGGGCTGGCCGGCGCGCTGATCGGGCGGGACGGCAATCTCGTGGTGACCTTAACCGATGGTACCACACGGGACCTTGGGCCTGTTGTAGGCAAGGATGGCGTACAGGGCGCCCCGGGGCGCGACGGCAAGGATGGCCGGGATGGTGCCGATGGCTTCGGTTTCGATGACCTCGAAGTCGTCCACGACGGTGCGCGGGGCTTCACCTTCCGCTTCGCCAAGGGCGAACGGGTCAAGGAGTTCGGCTTCAAGCTACCGGTTGTGCTCGACTGTGGTGTCTTCCGAGAGGGGCAGACCTATGGCGCCGGCGACGGGGTCACCTGGGCTGGATCGTTCTGGATCGCGCAAGAGGACACGAGCGAGAAGCCGGACAGCGGCAAAGGTTGGCGCCTCGCAGTCAAGCGCGGGCGCGACGGCAAGGATGGTCAGAAGGGCGAGCGCGGGCCTGAGGGGCCGGCTGGCAAGGGGCAGAGGCCGTAATGCCGTTCGTGACTGTCATCACACCGGCCGAGCACCAGCGCCTGACGACGGTGGAGGCTGTGCGCCGCGAGTGCGGGATCTCTATTGAGGATCTGGACAATGCCGGCGTGACGGCCCTGATCGAAGAAGCGTCCAGCATTGTGGCTGAGTATTGTGGGCGGGTATTCGCTCGTGAGGAGGTGAAGGAGACGATTTTGGGCGCGACCGCGCGACTTGTGCTCTCACGCTATCCTGTGGCGAGCGTTGCAGAGGTTACAGGTAGGTTCGGCTCAGTCGCGACCGACACTCTCCAAATTGATGCTCAGTCCGGCATTGTGGTGCTGCCCCAGCATCAGAACTGGAGACCCCAAAGCGACGCTCAGGTCAGGTACACGGCCGGCTACGTGTTGCCTGGCGAGGAAGGAAGGACGCTTCCCCGCAGCATTGAACGGGCAGCAATCCTCCTCATCGGAACCACCTGGAACGCCCGCGAGCGTGATCCCGCCGTGAAGTCCGAGATGATGGATGGTGTCGGTCGTCTCGACTACTTCGTACCGGGTGCTTTCACCAGCTTGCCCTCCCCAGAGGCGGAGGCCCTTCTGCGCACTTACCGCGCGCCGAGGATGGCATGAACCAGTCCGTCCAGCGCATGCAACGTCGCATGCTGCGGCGCCGCGGCCAGACAGTGACCCTCCGGCGCAACACCACGCCGCCGCTGGTGCTTGAGAACGTTCCGGCGCGCGTGATGGGCGATGGCGCTCCTGAAGAGCTCGTGGGCGGCATCGGTCAAAAGCAAATCGCCGCGATCATCCTAAAGGAAAGTGTAACCTTCCCGGGTGGTCTGAAGGCCGGCGATGTGCTGATCCACGAAGGGCAGCATTACACCCTCCTGACCGTCGATGGCGCGACCAAGGGCGTGTATGCCTACGTGGCGAAAAGCAGGCCTCCGACCTAATGGGCACGAAGATCTCCATGAAGATGGACCCGATCGCCCGGAGTATTGGGCTCGTCATCCCAGAGCTCTCGCCGGAGGGCAGGTCAAAGGCCTTTGCGGCCTTCGCCCGCGCCGAAGCACGCAAGGTCGACGACGCTCATCGGCAGCGATCCGGCAAGGTACCTAAGCGGACTACCACCGTGGACGGCCGGGAGGGCGCCTCTGAGGAGAGCGTGAAGCCGGACGGAGGGCGGATCGAGTACGACTGGGAATTGTTCGGTGACGTGTTCGAGTGGATCGAGGCCCAATTGATCATCAATAGCCCGGTCCTCACGGGCGTCTACCAGAAGAGCCACGAGTTCACCGCCGATGGCCAGTCCGCCGACCCAATGAACCCGCCCCTGGATGCTTTCGAATGGGTGTTCCAGTCAGCTGAGCCCTACAGCCGAAAGCTGGAGCGCATGTACGGCCTCTACGCCAGCGTCGTGGTGATGGCTCAGAAGCGCTTTGGCAATGTGCTGGCGATCAACTTCGCCTATCGTAGCCCTTTGCTCGACTATGTCGCCTTTGGAGGGCAGCGCGCGGGACGTAAGGCTGGCGCGGCCAAGCGCTCGGCCCACAACATGGAAAAGGCGTCCCGCCTGCCCGCTATTGTGGTGAGGCGGAGAGGCTGAGATGCCCCGCAAGGCTGTTTCTGAAGCCGTGGATGCCCGTTTGGCGGCTGAGTGGTCTCTCTGCAGGGTGGAGGCGTTCAACAAGCTCTACGAGCCTCCTGTGAGCGAAGCAGGGGAGCCGGTGCCGTTCCTGGTTGCACACTATCCCCTGTCAGAGACCAGGCGGCTTCTCCTCTCGGAGCCTCTCGACCTTGAGACGGGGGTCATTCGCTTCATTTTGAGCACCCTTCGCCAGAGCGGTGTCGAAACGGCGCTCGAATGGGCAGACGTCCTGGCCGACCTGTTCCGCCACCAGGAGTTCGACGGTGTCGTGACCTACGACGCCAGCTCGCCCAGTCTGGATGATGACACCGATCTTGGGAGCTATCTCCGGACCATCGTACTCGTTGAGTACGAGCATCAATTCACCAGCGCGGAGTAATCACGATGACAACTCAGAAGTACCGAAACACCTTAGCCCGCTCGCTTGATTTCCCCCTGAAGGGCGGCGAGATCGATTCCTTCAAGCCCGGCGAGGTGAAGGCTTTGCGGGCGGATCCGGAGCACCCGCGGGTGCGGGCTCACCTCCTGGCCCTTAACCTGGTTCCGGTTGAGGAAGAGACATCTTCGAAGCGGCCGGCGTCCACAAGAGCCGCCCCTACGCCCCGTGCCTCCAAGAAGACGGAAGCTCCTGCGGCTGCCCCTTCTGAGGCGACTGAGACTTAGCCTCTTCTGCAGTTTTGTAGGCCACAACCCCGCTGAAGCCCGGCGGGGCTTTTTTGTATCCTCTGACGACGTGGGCTGTCGCTCAATCCAACCGCTGGAGCGGCTCCAATGGCAACCAGAATGCGCACGGGACGTAAGAACAAGGTCAGCATCAGCCCGGCCGTCCCTGATCCAGATGCAGCCAATACCCTGGCTGAGGTCAAGGCTCTCACCTTCACGCCGATCGGCGGCGTCGACGGCAACGGTGGCATCGGCGAGTATGGTGACGCCGTGGGTTTTGCGACGGCCTCCACCCTGGAGGATGCGCGCATGCAGCGCGCGAAGACCATCGCTGATGCCGGCGAGTGGTCGCTGACCTGCCTCGACAACCCGGACGACCTCGGCCAGGCCGCGATGCTGGCGGCCGTCGATAGCGAGTTCGAGTTCGTGATCAAGATAGAGAAGAACAACAAGAAGACCAGCGGCGGCACGAACCAGATCGACTACTTCCGGGTGCTCGTCGGCGGCGCCAGGTTCCAGCCGGGCGGCAATGACGGCGTGCAACGGCGCGTTTTCAACTGCGCGATCAACTCTGAGACCTGGACGGATCCGGCAACCTAATCCGAGATCTGAGGCGCCTTCGTTCGATCCAGACCAACAGGAGATAGGCAGTGAGCCTTGATATGTACGAGGCCGAGGCCACCCGTGCGCTCGACGGCGCATGGGTTGGCCCGGCCATTCACAAGCTCGACAAGGTGCAGTTCAGGGTTCGCGCCTGGGCCAATCCGGAGTTCATCACGCTGCGCGACCGGCTCATGGCGTCCGTCCCGCGAGACAAGCGGACCCCCGATGGTGACATTCCGGCCGATGAAGTGCACCGCATTCACACCGAGTGCCTTCTGCAGACCGTTCTGCTCGACTGGCGTGGCCTGGAAGCCACCAAGAATGGGCCGCCCGTCGTCTATACGGCGGACAAGGCCCGTGAGCTGCTGACCCATCCGAAGATCGGCAGCGCCTTCTCCCCCTTCCGCCAGGCGATCGTTGCTTCGGCCACCCAAGTCGCGAAGGAGGGGCGTGAGCAGCTGGAGGAGGAGATAAAAAACTCCAACGAGCCCTCCGCTGGCGCATAGCGTGGGGCGACAAGGACGAGGAGACGCTCCAGTACATCCTCGACCATGACCTTGGTGGCGGCAATGAGGAAGAGGGCATCCCTCCTTATCGGGAGGGGCCTCGCCTCTGGCCTCACCTGCAGAGCGTCTTTGACGCCTGGCAGGATCTCTGCTCGGAGCGGCCCGACCGCCTCAAGCGCATCCCCTGGCGCGCTCTGAACGACTACGCGCAGCGGCGCCAGATCAACGATCTTCAGCAGTTTGAACGCTTCGAGACGCTCGTGATGGCGCTGGACGGCGCCTGGCTCGAAGCAGAGGCCAGGACTGCCGAGATCGAGCGGCAGGACACAGAAGCCAAGCGGCAAGGATATCAGCAGGGCGACGATGGCGAACCTTGAAGAGATCCATAAGCTGATCCTGTACGCCGAGACGCGGGGTCTGGCCGAGTCCCAGCGCCAGCTGCAGGAGCTAGCGAACAAGACTGGCGAGGTCACGAAGGCCGTTGAGCAGGAAGCCCGGGCCTATATCGACCTGGAGACGAAGCTTCACCGCAACGCGACGATCAACGACCAGGTCACGAAGGCGACACGAGCCCTCGCTCAGTCCCTGAAGGATATCGAGCGGGCGCGGGCTGCAGGGATCAACGTCGCGGGCCAAGAAGAGGCTGTTCTGGCCAAACTCGCGCACGAGTATGGCGATGCAGGTCGGGCTGTCGCTGGGTACGCGGCTCAGATCCAGAAGCTGATCCAGGCAGAGGCGACGGCAGGCAACAGCCGCTCGCCCCTGTCCCCGGCTAATCTCAACAGCATCACGTCACAAGTTCGGGCATCCAGGGAGCTTTCGGCTGCGTCGGTTCAGGCAGCCGAGAGCATGAAGGGTCTCAGCCGCGCTGCCACGGCAACGCACGAGCCCATCCGTCTTCAAGGCTGGCAGCTTCGTCAGCTGGGGCAGCAATTCACCGATCTGGCCGTTCAAATCGGAAGCGGACAAGGGCTGTTCAGACCCTTGTTGCAGCAGGGGCCGCAGGTGGTTGACGCTATGGGCGGCGTCTCGAACGCGACATTGCTGCTACGGCAGCGATGGGAGGGCCTGTCAGGCGTCACACGCGGTGGCCTTATCGCCGGCGGCGCTCTTGTCGGTATCGGTGCGGCTACCGTTGCTATCGGCAGCCTTGCCGATGCCCTCGCGCGGGCCGCGACGGGCGATGCCTACGAGAAGAGCGTGCAGCGCAAGCGCGACGCCGCTCAGGGCTTCATTACGTCTCTGGGCAATCTCGCGACCGCCGCCGCTGATTGGTCGGGCGTGGCCAGGGGCATGACGGCCGTCAACGACGGTGTGGCGGCTTCCTGGCGGGCCATCCAGGAGCGGGTCGAGGGGGCCGCCGCTGCGATCCGTAGTCTGCCCACCGGACCGGTCAACGTAGGCCCGGCAGGGGGGCCGCAGACAGGCAACACTGCCCCGCCCATTGCACTGGCCCAGAACAACGCCGCGGGCCGCTACGGGGCTTCTCTGGCGGCTGGCCTTGATCGCGAAATGGAAGTGGCGCGGGCTCGTCTGCGGGATGCAGCCGCCGACGTGGCCCAGTCAACGGACTTCGTAGCCGACAGGATTACCGGCATGGTTGGCCCTATGCGCGGGCTCGGTGGCGCGGTTGAGAGCTTCGACGACATGGCGCGCGGTGCGGTCGGTCGGGTCAACGACGCAGTGGCAGCGGGGGACAAGGGCATTCGGTTTTTTGCGGGCGGCGTCGAGTATGCTGGCTCCATTGCGGGCGGCGCGGTGCAGCCGATCGACGCGCTCGCCAACGGGGTAGCTGGCCTTGGCAACACCGCCGCACAAGTCGCGGCGAATGTCGGGCACTCTATCCAGACGCTCGCCAACGGCATTCAGATCATCCGGGGAACGGGCTCGACGGCTCAGCAGCAGACCGCAGGACCGTTCGGGGGCTCCGGCTTCCGTGCTATGACCTTTGAAGAACAGCAGGCCCTCAACGCCCGCTATGAGGCGCAGCGGAAGGCTACGGCGGCAACGCAAGAGGGAACGCGGGCACTGGATAGTCTCACCGTGCAGTCTGTGGCTGTGGGCGGCGCTGTAGCCGGTGCTGCATCCAAGTTCCAGCAAGCGGCTGTCGCCATCCGGCTCAGCACAAGCCGTCTTTCTACTGACCTATCAGGCGGACGCTCGGCACAGGATACCCTTGGCGGCTCCTACGGCATGAGCGCGGAAGCACGGCAGGTTAAAGACTTGTTCGAAACCTTGTTCGGGGAAGGCGGCTCGACAGGCCAAGTCAGGACACAGGGCCGGTTCACGCCGAACGGGCGCGGCGTCGTCATTGATACGATGTATCAAGGGCAGGCGAACGCTCAGGGCCGCGCCTACTTCGAGGAACAGCGGCAAGGGGCTATGGCGGCCCTCGACGCCCGCCGCGCCGCCTTGGCTGACCGTCAGGGCGATATTTCCACCCGCGCCATCGACAAGCAGATAGACGCGCTCCGCAGGGCGAATGAAGCTTTCCGCGAGCTAAGGGCGCCCGAGAAGCCGAGCGATGCCGTTCGCACCGTTGACCCGAGCGCATACAACCTTCAGAGCAACGACGCCTTTTTCTACGACCCAGCGAGCCGCGAAGCCTTTGCCGAGCGCGCGGGCATCGACATGCGCTCCGATGCTCAGAAGGCATACGAGCAACAATTGCGGCAGTATGAGCAGGACCGTTCCGCGCTCCAAATCGACCAAGCGACCTACGACGCGAACCTGAAGCAAATCGAACTGTTAGAGGCTCAGCTAGAGGCAATCCGCGCCCAGGCCGAAGCGCGCCAGGCGAACCGCGACGCTCAGGACATGGCAGCCGAGCAGAAAGCCATTGACCTTGAGGCCAAGACCAATCCGTTCCTCAACACCAACATCGCTCGCATGATGCGGCAGCCGACGCAGGGCGAATTGCTGGCTCAGCGGACCAAGGGTGCGAGCTACCTAGGGGCTTTTGCCGAAGGCTTCGACGGGATTGTTCAGGGACGGCCGGGCCGCGATGCCAACCGCGTCGTCATGGACCTGACGAGCCGCGAACGGGTCACGGTCACGCCAGTGGGCAAAGAGCGCCCGCGCGAAACGCGGCCCCTCATCATCAACTTCAATGTTCGCGACGGTCAAACTATCCTGCAATCGCGGGGTGAGCTGATGCGCTTTGCGGGTGCTCTGGCGGGCAAGGCATGATCGAAGTCCTAAAATATCGCCTGCCGACGCGGATTGAGAAGGCCGTCGCGGTAGACGTGATCGGAGGGCCTGAGTTTCAAACCCGCATCTATCCGTCCGTTTCGGGCTATGAGGAGCGGCAGGTTGAGCGCGACCGCGCCGTAAGGCGGTGGACGATTGATCTTGTGTTGCTCAACCTCAAGCACTCCGAGGTGCGGCAGCTTGAGAGCGTATTTCGTGTGTGTCGTGGTCAGGCGGGAGCCTTCCTGTTCAAGGGACCTGGCGAAGATCATATCTGCCGCGACCTCGTGACCATCGACGGCAAGTCCTACGAGCGGCACCGCATCACGGACCTCGACGGCGTGAACCATGACTATTTCACGCCGCTGCTTCACATCATCCCCGGCACCATCAGCGGCAGCTATTGTGAGTATCTGACAGCGGTTCGCTTCGGCACAGACTATTGGGCCCGTAAGTCGCAGACGACCACGCTGGGCGGTATCGATAGCATAGAGCTAGTCGAGCACCTAGAGGACCATCCGTGAAGGCGTTTTCGGCTGGCTTGACGACAGCCCTTGCCTCGCGGGTTCGCAAGCTCCGCAAGGGCGTCATCATCGAACGCCTGGACGAAACGATTGTGCGCTTCACCGACGCTCAGAAGGCGTGGGAGATAGACGGCGAAATCTATGTGCCGGGGCGCGGCGTTCAGCTTGCCTCTATCGCGATGCAGGCAAACAGCACAACGACGCGCTGGGACATGATCGTTGCAGACGGCGGGTTGCTCGCCAAGAACGATTTGCGCTCGGGCATCTATGATAAGGCGCGGGTGCGCGTGTTCCTCTATGATGAGGACGAGACCGCGCCCGATCGTGACAACCTGCTTTTTGGCGGCAGCTTCGGCTCTATCGAGGTGAGCGAGCACGGCTATACCCGGATTGAGTGTGTTGGGCCGCTCGACAAGTCGCTTGCTCAGATCAGTTTCAACTATGGCCCGATCTGCCGCCGCGATCTAGGCGACGGCTCTATCAGGACGCCGCTCGGGCTCCCTGGCTGCCCTGTCCATATTCACCCCTACGAGACGAGCCCATGGGTCTATGCAACGACCGTCGTTGGCGGCTCGGGCTATGACCTCACGATCGCGGACCCCGGCAACCCTGATGCGGTGCTCGGCTGGTACGCGAACGGGCGCATTGTCGTGCGAGACGGCTACCTCAAGGGCAAGGTTTATCCGATCCGCACGAACGAGAGCCCGACCGCGCTCAAGCTGTTCCGCCCGCCGCTTGCCGCCCTCGCGCCGGGCACCTCCCTTTGGATCATCCCCGGCTGTGACAAGACACTCGGGCCGAACGGGCACCTCAAGTTCAACGCCAATGCCTATCAGTTCGACGCGGAGCCCTACATGCCATCCGAGGAAGCGGTCACGGCTCCTGCAATCCCGCCCGGCTCGCGCGAGAGCGGGCTTATGCTGGCCTATGGCGGCGATAATCAGAGCGACGATCCACTTATCATCGACGCGGACGGGCGCACGGTTTACACGCAAGCGACCTCGCTCAACAACACGTTTACGGCATATGCCATCACGCAAACGGTTGAGCGAAAAACCTATCTCGAAGTGCTCATAGAGCAGTTCGGAGAGGAGACCCCGCAGGCCCCCATCAGCATCGGCGTGCGGGCGGTTGATCCGGCTCAAGCGGCGGTCGATTGGGTGCAGCGGTGGGCGGCTATCACCCTCGACCCGGCTATGGACGATGACGCCTATATCTACGTCAACGACATGCAGACGACGCCGCTCGTTGGGGCTGCTATCGGTGGGGCTCCCAAGCGGGTCATGATCGCGATTGACCCCGACGCCCGCAAGGTTTGGATCGGCCTCGACGGGGCATGGCTCGACGGGGCGAACCCTGCGACGGGGGCGAACCCTACGGCGACCTATACCGCAGAGCGGGACGACAACCGCACGGCCTACCGCGTGGAAATCACCCTGAACCGGCGCGCTCAGCGGGTTGTCGCCGCGATCCTCGAGGCCGACCTCGCTTATAGCGCGCCCGCTGGCTTCCTGCCCTACTGACCGGATCGCCCTCGCCCGTGGCCTCCTATCTCAACGCTGATGGCTCCTACCGCTATGTGACCGGCTCGCAGGGCTGGGGGCAGGGCTTCAGCTATCAGAGCCCGACCGCAACCCCGACGCAGGCCCCCGCGCCTTCGGCTCCTGTTGCCTCGCCTGAGCCCCAGGCCCCGTCGCTGCCGCAACTTTCGCCGTTCATTCGGCCGCGAACCTCGGCTTGGAACTCGCCTATCCCGGTTTCGGTTGGGCGGCGCGTCATCGCGTTTCGAATGCTAGACCTTGACGAAAATCGCCGTCAGCAGGGCGTGAGCACGGAAACAGGGCTCACCTATTCGCATGTTGGGGTGCAGTATAGCGGCGGCTACAGCCTGCTTGACGATGCCAGCGAGCGGCATGTGCGGCGCGGGTGGGCGTTCGGACGCAAGTTCTTTGACCTTGATGCAGGTTTTGTAGAACCGGGCTGGGAGCCTGCTGTCGATTGGCTGTTTCAGCCAGGGGATCAGACGACGCCGCACCCCTATTTTGAGGCATTGCGCGGCACAGACGCGGCCCCTGCCTATCAGCGGCAAATGGTGGCGACCTTCCCCAATATGTCGCTTGAGTTCTTTGCTGAGGAAATTCCCTCGATTACTCTTGAGGTTTGGGACGACAACGCTGGCACCCGTCCGCTCGTCAAGGACATTATCACGCTACTTGCTCAGCGCGCGACCCTCTATGATCCGGCCGACCTTGTGTTCGTTGGCATGGATGATCTGGAAATCACGGGCGCGATCTTTGAGGAAAATATAGACTTCAAAGCGGTTCTACCGTTGTTCGCTCGTTTCTGCGGTTTCGATTGGTTTGAGGCAGGCGGAAAGCTGAAGTGCGTCAAGCGCGCCGATGCCGACTTTGACCCCGACGTTGTGCTCGACGTGCGCGACCTCATCGCGAGCAGCAATGAAGGCGGGTTCAAGACGAGCCGCCGCGATGAGGAGGAGCTACCCGCACAGATCGCGATTAGCTACTATGATGAGAGTATCCAGTTTAAGCCATCGGTTCAGCAGGCCAGGCTAGAACAAGAGCCCGCCCGCGTGGTGCAGTCGCGGCGGCAGGAGAGCCTTAGCGTCCCCTTTGTGGTCTCGGCCACGGAAGCCATGACGGCGGCCAGCCATATCCTTGATCGCGAGTCAGCGCAGGCGATTTCGCATGGCCCCGTGCAATTGCCGCCGTCTCATATCGCGCTTGAGCCGGCCGACCTCCTGCAAATAGACGACGGCACGCATAGCTTTGTGATGAAGGCTAGTTCTGTCACGATCAACTCTGACAACAGCATCAGCGTTCAAGCGTTCGGGGTCAGCACGTCGGTTGACTACACCCGCGAGGGCTATGCGGGCGAGCCGCCCGGCGCTCCGCTCTACCCCGTGCCCGTTGAGCTAGAAGGCTCGGCAGCAGGCGCGGGCGGCGCGGCTGGTACGCTCAGCGTCGGGCTGTCAACGGACAAGAACCTTACCGGGGCGGTTAGCGGCACAGGTGCCGCGGCAGGCACGCTCTCGCAGGTTCCGCCCACCAACTTGATCGGCGACGCCAGCGGCACAGGTGCGGCAGCGGGCACGATGACAAAGGGCTTTTCGCTATCGGGTGACGCGGCGGGTTCGGGTCAGGCAGCAGGCGCAATCGCGTCGATGGGCGGCGGCACTCCCGATGCGCCTAGCGACATGCAACAGCGGACCTTGGAGAGCGACACCACGCCGACCGTGCGTGTGTTCCTTCCTGCCAACGCCGCTTTTGGTGATGTGGTTACAGTCGAGACCGCGACTAACAGTGGCTTCACAACCGGCGCGGTGACGTGGCCCACCGAGACTCTAGACTTAACCGACATCAGCAACGGCTACGTCGATGTAACCGCTACGTCGGCCATGGTGACGGGAGAATACTTTGCTCGCGCTAACCTCGCTCGCGGCAGCAATGTCGGGGCGTGGTTCTCGCCTTCGACACAGCGCGTCTATGTGGACACGCGCAGTAACGTTACAGGGCGGTCTATCGACTTTGCCGACACGGGATGGACGGCTAACGGACAACAGCAAAACGTCTCTGTCACGTCTGTCGCGGGTGCTCCCGATGGGGGAAACTTCGCTCGCGTCAAGACAGTCGCCGGGGGTTCTCAAACACGCCTTGCTACATTTACAGCGAGTTTCAGCTCCCACAACAAAGACTCGATTTTCTACTTCAAGCCGGGCTCTGCTCCCCATGCTTATCTGCATACTCGCGTCAACGACGCGGGCAACAAGGGGCGCTCCATTGACACAACGACGGGCGCAACGGGTGCGGGCGTCTATGACGGCACGACCGCTACGGCAGCGGTAACAAGCATACTCGTCTGTGATGCAGGTCAGGGCTGGAAGCGTGTTCGGATACGGCACAACGGCAGCACGGGTAATATCTATTTCGCTATCGCGGTTAGTGACTCGATTACAAATACGAACACTACAGTCACGGACGATACAACAGACTTCTGGCAAGTCATGATGAAGAATGTCTAGCGTCGGTCGCGCCACTACCATCCACGGTGAGTTTCTTAACCTCCTGAAAGGGGTCTGTTGTCATGTCTGAGCTTTCCGACTTCCTCGAAACCAAGATCATTGAGCATTTCTTTCGGGGCAACGCACAAGCCGCGACAACGCCTTATGTCGGGCTGTTCTCTGTCATGCCCGCCGACGACGGCACGGGCGGAACGGAAGTCACAACGACCATCCGTGTTGCGGGCCGCGTTGCGGCTGGCTTCGCGGCTTCCTCTGGTGGCTCCGGTCAGGTTGCCAACAGTGCTGATGTTGATTTCGGCGCGGCGGCAGGCGGCGCGACCGTCGTTGGTTTCGGCCTGTTCGATGCCGCATCGGGCGGCAACCTCCTAGCCTATTCGCCACTCACAGGCGGCTCTCAAGCAGTGGGCGCGGGTAATACCGTGAAATTCGCGGCTGGCGCCCTGACCATCACGATCGCCTAAAGGTCACGCGCGGCACCTAAAGCCGCCGCACCCTTCGGGGCCTAGAGGAAAGCCCATGAGAGAAAACTTTGAGCGGTCCCTTGTCGAAGTGCTTCCGCATGAGGGCGGCTACGCAAACCATCCCGCCGACCCAGGCGGGGCCACCATGCGAGGCGTCACGCAGGCCACCTACAACGGCTGGCGAGCCAAGCAAGGGCTTTCGTGGCAGTCGGTGCGAGCCATCAGCGAGGCAGAGCTACAGGCCATCTATCGCCGCGACTATTGGGACGCGGCGGGCTGCGACCGGCTTTATCCTGGCGTCGATTTCGCCGTCTTTGATCTAGCCGTCAACAGCGGTGTCGGCAGGGCTCGACAGCTTCTCGCCCAAGCCATCGGCAGCAATGACCATGCCGAGACGGTTCGTCGCCTCTGCGACCTACGAATGCAATTCCTGCGCGGGCTCCGCACTTGGTCGACATTCGGCAAGGGCTGGGCTTCGCGCGTCAATGACGTGCAAGCAAAGGGCGTGGCCTGGGCACGGGCGGCCATGGCTCAGAACGTCACTCTCCCGCCCGTCGCAAAGCCAGAGGTTCCCATGCCCCCCGTCATCACTCCCCAGCCTAAGCCCTGGTATCTGTCTCGTACCGTCATCGGTGCTCTTATTGCGATTGCCTCGCCTCTGCTGGCGAAGTTCATCCCTGCGGCAGCCGGGATTGACCCTAACCAAGCGACCACGACGATTCTAACGCTGTTAGAAACCCTGGGGCCGCTCTTTGGCGGCGCTCTAGCCCTCATCGGCAGGGTAGGAGCCACAAACCCCATTGCGGGCACTCAGGCCGCACAGGTGGTCGAACAGCGATACACGCAAGCTCTGCTTGCTCCGTCGCCCGTGCAACAGGCTCAGCCCGTACAGGAGGCTTGGGCTCAGCCGCAGGCATCCGGTCCGGTGCTCACGGACCTCCCGCTTAACCTGCTCGTCTCACAGCTCCCGCAAGTGCTCGGGCTCTTGGGGCAGTTGAGCGAGGCGACGCGGCAGAACGAGCCGCCGCGTCCGCAATCATGAAAACCTACGCCCTTAGGATGATTCTCTCTACGTTTGCGGTCGGCTGAGTATGGCTCCATTCGAACCCAATCAGCCGCCGCAGTCAGCGGCTGACTTTGCACGTGAAGTCGCTCGCCTGATGCGCGAGCACGCCTCAGAAGCACTCGTGAGCCGCGACGACGTTCAGCACATCGCTGAGGTGGCCGCTGACAAGGCTACAAAGCGGCTGATGGACCGCCTCGGGATCGATGAGGAGGAGCTCGCGAAAGAGCGTCTTGACCGCATGTGGGTCCGGCGCCGCCGTGAGGTGGAAGAAGCCGTCGTCAAGCAGGGCATCGGCGCCGTGGTGCTGGCACTCCTGGCGGGCGTGGGCACTGCCGTCGCATTCTGGATCAAATCAGGTGCGCCTGGGGGACCAAAATGAGGCGGACGCTCGCAAAGCATACCCTTGCAGCTCTCATCGTCTGGCCAGTCGCATTCTTTATTGCCGCGTTGCTGTGGCTCAGTACGGGCCCCATCATCGAAGCCCGGATCGCGCCGGTTCTTGTTGAGCAGGTAGCGACGAATGTTGGGCGTATGGGCGCTCGGGTGTGTTGGACCTGGGGATACGTCAAAGCACGCCCAGCTGTGCCACGAACCTTTGCCTTCAGCTTTAGTTTGGGCGGTCGCGCTGTCCGATCCGCCGTTCCGGTTCGTCTGCCAGACGGAAAGGCACTGGATCGTGTCGAGGTTCGCCCGCCAGGAGCGGGGGCGGTGGACCTGTGTACGGAAGTGCCGGGGGACCTAGCTACCATCCCCGGCCTCGTCATCCTCGGTTCGGCCGAATACGAAACGAACCATCACCTCTGGACGATCTGGCAGGATTTGCCACCCGTCCGAGTGCCGGACCCCAACTGATCCCTCCGGAAACCTTACCCCGATTCACTCAGCCGCCCTTTGAGGCGGCTTTTTCTATGGAGACACCCATGACCCCTTACACGGTCGTTCGCGTCAACACGTGGAAATGGCGCGTGATGCAGGGCTCGGCTCTGATCCTCGACAACATCGACAGCGCGACGCTCGCCAACACGGCAGCGGCAGCCCTCAACAAAGCGCAGGGCGCGGGCGGGGCGGTTGATGTGGCAGCGATCAAACGCGAAGCCGATGTGGCGGGCTATCAGCGCGGGCTTGCTGAGAACAATGCTCAGGACGCCGCTCGCGAGGCCGCTGCGTACCAGCGGGGCCTGACTGAGAATAACGCTCAGGATACGGCCCGAGAGGAAGCGGCGCACAAAGCAGGCTATCTGGCGGGATCGCTTGCGCGAGACCCCGCTCCTGCTCCTATCTCTGCGACGGTCAGCAACATGGATGAGCTAAAGTTGCAGCTCGGGCTTGCCGTGGCCACAGGCCGAGCTGCAACCATTCATCTTGCCCCCGGCGACTATGGCCGCGTCGATTTCAATATTCAGGCGAAAGGGCCCATTTTCCTCATGTCGAAAGACCCGCATAACATGGCGCGGTTTGAGGCTATTCACCAAGGCGTTTGCAAAAACTTCTATATCTATGACGTGCTCACAAAGCACATGGATATTTTGCAGACCGACCGTCCCAATCCTGCAAACCCTTATTACATTGTCACGCGGTCAAAGAACGTGGGGCTTGATTACGGCGTGACCACAATCAAGACGACGGGGGATGCTGCGCAGGTTGCGCCGCACGAGCATTAG